ATCTGACATTGAAGTTATAGTTTCAAACGCTTCTTCACTTTTTGTTGTTTCTTCTAAAGCTATAAGTTCTGCCCACTTTTCCAAAGTTACATCTGACCAACTATCAATCAAATTAAATGTTTCTTGCTTCCCTGCTTTTTTGATTTTGACTTTCATACTATATAATAGAATTTTATTGTTTTTAGTTTACTGCACAAAATAACGACCTGCGTTTGGATTGTCTAAGTGAAAAATTACATTGTAACGAACCCCATCAATTGCGTGGTTGTAATTATCTACATACAGCTTAGAACCCTTATCAGCGTATATGTAATTGTTTAGCTCTTTTGCTATGTTAGTGCTTTCAGGAGTTATGATAAGCTCATAATCTTGCATACGAGTTATCCCACTTTCAATAGTTCCTTTTTTTACAGGTTTTATATTTACTCCTAAATGTCTAAGGTCTGCTATTAGTCTTGGTTCTGCTGAATCTGCTATGATAAGTTTATCACCTACTTTGTCTAATATGATTTTAGCCAATTCATTTGACTTTATACCATTCTTATAGATATGCTCTTTTAAATATATCTTACGCTTCTTTTTATCAATAGCTACTTCTGTTAGACTATCAGGATCAACACTAAAACCAAAGTCCATTCCACAAGAAGTTTGTAGTCCATCAGGATTAAATTCACCTATTGACCAATTTTCAAAGACCACTCCTTCTGCTTTATCTAACCACCCTCCTAAGATTTTGTGCTGATACTTTTTAAAGTTTCTATGCTTTATGCTCTTAATACGCTCTAGGAAGCTCTGTGAGAGGTTTTCTATGTTGTCTAGGTAGTTAGTATGGATGTAGCATACATTGTCCTTAAAGCCGTTAAAACCACCCTCTACACCTTTGTCCTCAAAAAACCTTTTATATATCCAATGCTCTTTAGTAACAGGATTTAATATTAATACTACTCTATTGTGTATGTTCTTTTCCCTAATACTTAAATCAATAGTGTCAAAGATATTCTCATCAACTAATTCCTCAGCTTCATCTAATACCCAAGTGCTTATTCCCTGTAATGACTTTAGACTTGCTGTTTGGTTTCCTGCTGAGGTTCTAATACCTCTAAATAATATATCTGATTGATTGCTTGTATTTAATACTTCTGATTTATTAATACTAAACACATCATCAAACCCTAGCAGCCCTATCTTTTCTAAGAACTCAGGAATGATTGATAAGTGAGCTGAAGTCATAGTGTAACGAGTAAAGAGTATTCTTATACCCTTAGTCATAGTAAGTAAAGTAAGAAAGACTGTAACAGCAAAAGACTTACCTGATCCTCTACCTCCTGTAATTATAAAGTACCTAGCGTCAGATGAAAATAATGGATTGTATTTTTTATTCAGTATCAGTTTCAACAAATGTTATAACAGGCATATTAATTGCTTTATCGCCTGAAGTTATATCTACTCTGTTTGTTTCATTCCAACCTAACCTAGTCTTTGCAGCGTGTATTACAACTGAAGGTACTTTATCCTTTACACATTCATAATACTTAGACTTTATAAAGTCTTGCTGTATATTTTCTATTTCCTCAACCTTAGCTGCAAATTCTTCATCTTCTTTTAGCCACTTATAAAAGTTTGTTCTGCTTAGGTCAGTTGCCTTTAATGCTGTTGTTATTACTCCTAAAGAACTTTCTAATGCTTTAAGTAATCTCTCTCTTTAATCTTTGTTCTATTCTGTTCCATTCTTTATTGCTTTTTTTCCTGTAAATTGCTCCCATCTTTCTATTATTACATCACAATACTTTTCATCTAACTCCATTCCGTAACATTTTCTATTTGTTTTTTCACAAGCCATTAAAGTTGAGCCACTTCCTAAAAATAAATCTAATACAAAGTTTTTAAATTTCAGCTTTTCAAATATCAATATTGGTAATTCTAAAGGTTTTGGTGTTAAATGAAAACCCTGTGTTTCTCTTTTATTGTTAATTCCAACGCTATTAGCATTAAATACTAATTGCTCGTGTCTTTTATTGTCATTATGATAACCATACATAGTTTCAAAATGTCCTGCTTGCCACCCATTCGTTTTATGCCAAATATGCTTTGTAGTTACCATTTCCCCAAATTCAGGAAAAGATATATTATCCCAAAACCAAATCATCAAATTATCACAATAGTTTCTTGCATTAGTAAATGCTTTGTCAATATCTATAATCATATCGTGCATTATTTCGCTATTATTAGGAAATGGAGGGTCTGTAAATACCATATCAGCTTTTTCTCCATTCATTAGTTTAGCAACATCATCTGAGCTTGTACTATCTCCACACATAACTCGGTGTTCTCCTAATTGCCAAATATCGCCACGCTTTACTTTGCTTTCTTTTACTTCAGGTATTTCATCATCTTCTATTAATCCTGCTTCAGGTTCTTTATCATCTTCATTTTCCCATACATCTAAACCCCATTCAGCAAGTTGTACGCTATCCCATTCATTAGCTAACATATCCCATTCCCATTCTCCAAAACCTACATTGTCTTTAACTATAAACTCTTTCTTTTGTTCTTCAGTAAGTCCTTCTGCTACTTCTATCCATACTTCTTTTAGTCCTGCATCTTTACTTGCCTTTAATCTCATATTACCACCTAAGACCATAAAGTCCTCATCAACTACAATTGGTCTTAGCTTTAACATTTCAGGGAACTCCTGTATTGACTTCACTAGCTTTTTAAATTTATCGTTCTTAATTATTCTAGGATTGTCAGGGTTTCCCTTTACTTGATTTATCTTAACTTGTTGTTTCATAATGTAGTGTCTTAGTATATAATAGAATTGTTGTTAATTTATTTTACTCGCTTTTACTTCTTATCTTTTCTGTTGCTCCTTCCCATAGCTTATCTCGTTTCATACTTAGACTAGGTTCTGTTCTTTTAAGACTAGGCATACCTTCTGTTGGTTCGCTATCCATATACTTACCACAACTGCATTGAGCTTCTTTACATACCCACTTTTTATCTCTTAGGACTATTGTAGCTTTTCCTATTTCCATTGTGTTTCCACATTCGCAAAAGTATAATGTCATCTCTTTAATTTATCTAATTCAAACTGTAAATGATTGATTGCTTTTTGTATGCACTCAATTGGGCTTTTATGTTTCCTTTCAGCCCTTAGTAAATAAGTAACAGCCGTTCCTGTATTGTAGCTGAGTTCAAAATCTTCTATGACTTTACGAGCTTCATAGCCATATCTTATCCCTTTGTAGTAGCTTGGTATTCTATTATCTTTCATTTAGTTTATTTATGTTATCAATTAAATCTTTATTGTTTCTTATTGCTATCTTATTTTCTATAATTGTATTTACAAGCAATACGATTATTATAACAGCTACTATTATTCCGATTGTCATCATTTGCTTAATAATTTTAACAGCTGATGAGGTGTGTATATTCTGCTATCACCATCATAGTTTTCAAAGATACAAGTAAAGTTATCGTTTTCCCAAGTCCAAAGACTGCGGACATTCTTTTTAATGTGGCTGTTTAATACCCATTTGATTGTTTTGTAAGTTCTATTTGTATTCATTTGGAAGCATTTAATATCTCTAACCCTATTTCTTTTTCAACACAGTTATTTAATAAAGTCCTTTTATCTCCTTTGTAGTTATGCCATTCTTTTATGTCATAACCTTTAATTTGCATTTTTTTTTGCAATGTCATTCCTTTATTATTACCTGTAGAATTGCTTTTAATTTTAATATTTGGTATTTGAAAGTTTGACCATATATAGTGCCTTCCCATACTTTGAGGATCAACTAATGGGCTATACCAACCTTTGACATTTTCTACAACATATTTAATTTTAGTCTTTTTAGTATATTGTTGTAAAAAAAGTATTTCTTCATATAGTTTCATATCGGGAAATAATGCCTTACCCTTACCATTACAGTAAGCCTTAAATCTCATTCTTGAATGTGTCGGACAAGGAGGGCTGCTCCAAATAAAATCATATTCTTTAAAGTTGTCTTGCAAGTATAAGTGAGCATCAGCTACTATCACCTTATCGTTAGGAAATAAGTCTTTATAAATTTTAGCAATGCTTTCGTTATTTTCAACAGATGTTATTTCGTGTTCCTCGCCCCATAGACATCTGTTACCACCTATTCCTGAGTATAAATTTAATATCTTCATTTCTTTTGTTTTAATTGAGCCAATTAGTATTTATATTCGGTTCATCTTTTTTTAAATACGCTAAGGGTTCAGAAAAAAATAAGAAAATAACCGCTTTGTTATTTAAGTTAAGTTTAGCCCTTAGCATATTCATTATATAGTTTTTTTATACCATCAAAGCAAGTTGAAATACAAGAGCCACAATTAGTTCTTACATTGTAAGAAGTATTAAAAATGGTGTTATAAGTTTCAATCATTCTCTTTTTAGCTGCTTGGTCTTTTGCTCTACCTGTTTTTAAGTCCTTCCACATATCTAATATTTCATCTACTATTTCCTGTGGCAAAGTATCAGGAGTTTCTACCTCAGTTGTTTTATCCCAATACTTTTGAGGACAAGCCATTGGTGCTATTCGTGCTTTCACTTTCATAAAGCATTTACAAATGGAGCAATTACCTAATAAAGATTTATAGTAAACACAACCCTTACAGATAGCTATTCTATCTTCATAGACTTCGTTAGGTACAAAAAACTTATTCAACTTCTTCTTTTATTTTAGTTCTCACTTTATCTATTGTAGTAAAAAGACTGTTTCTACTTATCCCTGTTTTCTTTGCTAAACTATCAAGTGTGTTTCCTTCATAGTAATAAAGTTTAAATATCTCCCTGTCGTACCAATAATCTAAACTATCTAATACTTTGTCTATCTTTTCTAATTGCTCATATTTAGAAACTTCTAAAACTTGATTAGGCAAATTGTAAATACTTTTGTGACTGTTATATTCATTCGTGTAATAAGTTGCGTTACTTGTAAGCTCATCAATATTTTTGTAATACTTATTGTAAGTGTAATAGAACTTACTTCTAGGACTTGTAAAACTTCTTCTTAAAGCAACTGCTCCATACCTCTTTAATCCTAATGATCCGTCTTTTTCATAAATTGAAGTTAATGTTGATTGGTTCATTTGCATAAAATACAAGAGCAACTCCTGCACAGCGTTGTCAATTTCGTTCTCATCTTTAGTAAAAGCAAAAGACATTGTTTTAAAATCACTTCTTAAATCTGCAATAGCTTGATAAATCTTATTCATACACTCTTTCTAAGTTATCAATCTTATCTGCAACTTCGTGTACCATCTCATCTAATACAACCCTATAAGCTCTTATGATTGAAGCATTACTTTTAGTTTCTAATCCTGCAAAAAATCCACTTGTTGCAACTGATAAGTTAGTTGGTATAATCATTAACCAAGTATACCAATTATCCTCTTTAACTCCTGTGCCATATCCGTTATGGTATTCAACTATTGTATCTACAACATCTAAATAATTGTTGTATCTTGCTTTTGTACTTACATCTTTTGCAAACTCCTGACACATAGTTAGATAAGTTTCAATTATATTTTTGTGTTCTTCACTTGCATAAATAGGTTTGGTCATACGGCAAACTTATTAAAAAAGTTTACTCAATTCCTTTTTCTTTTTTTAACTTTTCAACAAGTGATTTGTAATAACTTATCTTTTCCTCATATTCAACACGACTTATCTTTAAAGTTGTTCTAGCTAAGTATTGTAATTCCTCTGCTTTACCTTCTCCATACTTTGAATCTAATGCTAGACTGAATTTATATTGTTCACCCCAAGCATAGACATTACATTTCACGCACTGATTTTGACAATTTTCTTCATCAAAACGAGTTGATAGATGTTTCCTAGACTGAAAGTGTCCATTTTGCATACCATCTTTATAGTGTTTTACCACATTACAAGTTATGCACTGACAATAACCATATTCGTTTGCTTCCCTAAGTCTTATGTAAAGACTGAACCACTTGTCAAGTTCCTTTTTTAATTTACTTACTGTCTTTTTCATATACTCTTAATTAAATCAGCTACTAATTTCCAATCCTGATCTGTGCTTGTATCTTTGTTTTTATATAATTCACGCAAAGAATTTAAAGCGTCATCAATTTTATGCTTTTTTGTTCTATTACATTTTTTAATTTTTATAGGTAGTCTGTCTGTTAAATCCCATTCTATTACATTCATACCTGTAATTTTACACTTTCTATTTTGAACTTCATAAATAACACCTAACTCTCTCAATTCGGTAAATCTTGCTCTTGATTGACTTATTTGATTTTCTTTAGTAGTCATTGTTGCAAAAGCTTCTCCACTTGTACAGGGTGCTTTTCTTAAAATAGCTTCATAAACTTTAAATCTCATATTAGATAAAAGTCCTTCTGACTTTATTTTATTATAACAGTCTATTGATGTTTGTCTTGTTTTCATATTGATAATAATATTTCTTTACATAATTCACTTGGCACTCTACTTCTTTCATAATTATTTTTTAATCCCTGAGTTCCTGTTCTTGATCCTCTTGGTGCAGGTTGATGATGACAATTAACATTTCCATTAAAACATTCTTGTCTAGGTTGCCAACCTTCTGTATTAAATAAAGAGTAAATATGATTACTCCAAATGTCAGTAGGCTTAGCTCTCATATCTCCGTAAGTACAATACCATACAGTAGTTCTTGGAATACCTGTCATAAAAAACATCTTTCGCATATAACCTCTTGGATTCTCAATAAAATATTTACATTCAAATTCTTTTATTAAATTTAATGTATTTAAAACTAATCTATCACTTTTGGCAGCGAAATCTGTTTTAGGTTTTCCCATATCTCTATGATGTCCGATTGCTGCAATAGAATAAGTCGTACAGGGTGGTGAAGCCCAAATTACATCAGGTACAAAAGGTATATCTTCTTTAGTTAAGAACTCAATATCTTTTACTAAATCAATTCCTTTAAAGTCTTTAACATCTACAGAGAATACTTCATAGCCTAATTCTTCTGCTACTTTCCCTATTGACCTACTACCTGCAAATAATTCTAATACTTTCATTCTTTTTCAAATTTAGTACAAAAATATCCTTCTAAAATACAAAGTAGAATTATTATTCCCCATACGATTGTTAATATCTTCATTTCAATTTTCTTATTAGCCACATTACAATGGCTGTTATTATTACCCACCCAATCATTATAAGTGTTCTAAACAAACAGGACATAAATCATTATCCCTAATTTCTGTTGTTATTTCTACTCCACAACAAGTAATTTCTTTTTCTTCTTCTTCTTTCATTTTAATAATTTTATTGGTTCTTGATACCATAAGGTCTTTCCTTTTGGCTTTCCTAAAGTGTGAACTTCATAGTAGGCATTGTCGCACAGTTTTTTTTGAGCATATACCCACTTATAAAAGGTTCTGATGTTTAAAAAGGGTTCGTCTTTACCAAATCTTACTCCCTGTCTAAATGCGTCTTGAACTTGATTAAAGGTCATATTGCCAAAACGCTTTTCTTGTATTAAGTCCTCAGCAAATATTTTAGATAATGAAGCTAAAGTCTGTGCGTCTGATCTATGTCCTATTTCAACTGAAGTCTTAGCAACTAAGTCTAAAACTTTTTCTGTCAGCTCTTTTAGGTTTTCTTGTTTTAATGGTTTCATAATAATTCTTTTGCTTTTTGCCATTCATTAATTTGTGCGTCTAACTTAGACATTGTTTTTGTATTTGACTTAGGTTTATCCCATTTCTTTTGATTGGCTGCCCAAGTCTTTAGTCTTAGCTTTGTAGACCAAGTTTTGCAAAGTTCAAATTTCATCTTAGGATTTGTTTTACTTTTTGTTGGTTCTGTCCAATAATCTGTAAATCCCTTTTTTAAATTAATATCATAATCAAATAAAGAAACATCATTAATAAATTTTAACTCCCTTATAGATATATTATTTTTATTGTTATTCTTATTGTTATTCTTATTGTTATTCTTATTAATAGTTTGCGTTTTTTTAACAACTAGTTTTGCAGTTTCTTCACAACTAGTATTGAAATAACTTAACAACTTGTTTTCTATTATTTTAAAGTGCTGCTTTGCAGGAATACCAACTACTTTAGTTTCTATAATACCTAATTCTTTTAAGCTCTTAATTGCTTTTCTTTGCTGATGTGATGTCAAACAAGTATCTTCTTCTATATTCTTAGCTGTATTAAAGAACCACCCATCAGTCATTCCGTTAGCTATAAAGTATTCTTCTTTGCTAATTAGGTCAGCAAGTAGGACTGCCCCTTTCAACCCTACCTGCTTCGCTAATTGCTTGTTTACTATTAAAAAAGCTGAACTACTTAGTAAATGTTTCATATTACTTCTATTTCGTATTTATAATTTTGAAGTGCTAACTTACATAATTCAAATTTATTATAAAATTCTCTGTAAGAAACTTTTATATCAACTCCAAACTTACCACAACTAATACGGATAGTTGTCTGATGTTTTTCACTATCGTATATATCATTATCCCTTAAATATCTCTTTAAATCATACATACCTTTAAAAGTATATTTTGCGTCTTTAATTTCTGAATAAGCATTGTAAATTAAATTAAATGTATCTCTGTACTTAGGGAATGAAGCATAATTAAAAGCGTGTCTAACTTCATAATGATTAACACTTGTTCTATCTCTATCCAATACTTTAGCAATTACTTCTCTATGAGTACCATCTTCAATTCTTGCAATCATAGCTGCAATCATTCTTGGCACTTGATATTCTGTCTTTCTAGTTTTTAAAGCTAGAGAGCCTTTAGGCAACCCCACTAAATTTGTAGTGAGGTCGCAAAGGTTTTTAAAGTTATCTTCTGTATTCATCTTAGAAAGGCATATCTTCTTCAGCTTCACCATTCTTTATCTTGCCTGAAGATTTGTTGCTTTGATTAGTGAAAAAGTAGCCATCTATATTGTGAAAATATCTTCCGTTATATTCTCTTGAATAAACATTACAAAGAACTGATACCTCCATACCTACTTCTAGCTTGTTCATTTGATCCATTTTATCACCAAAGGCACTAACACAGACTTCATTGTTGAAATCGTTACCTGTATCAATTACGATTGATTGCTTCTTCCATTCTTTACCTGACTTAGATGTTCCTGTTTCTAATTCAAGTTTCTTTACTAATTTTCCTGATACTTCCATTTTTATTGTGCCTGTTTTAGCAGGTCTTTATTAATTAATTATTTGTTACTAATTGAGTTACACCATTTTGTTATATCATCTCCATAGATAAACTTGCTTGTCTTTTCTGAATAAGGTGCAAATCTAGTACCCTTTTCTTTTACAGGTAGCTTAACAATAGTTTTACTGTAAAGGAATCTACCTATACCCCAATTAACACAAGCTCTTTTAAAAGCGTCAGAAACAAGTCCTTTATCTTTTTCTACATTAGATTCCGAACCTGTGTCTGATTTCCAAACCCATTTATCTTCTTCAATTTTTATTCCTACTTTACAAAATAGCAAACCTGCACTTTCGTAATATATAGTCTGCCAATTTTCCTGACCACATACTTGATCTAATAAGTCTTGACAATCTCTAGCGTCTATGTAAGCTACACAAGAAGCTCCCCATTTATTAGCTGATTGAACCCTCCATTTAAAAGGTATCTCTGTTTTTAATTCTTCTAAGTTCATATTTTCTACCTATGTTAATTGGCTAGGAATATTTTTGCCTGTTAATAATTTCGTTAAAAATACTAAATTAAATTGATTATTGTTGGCTGTCTATCATTATTTATATAATACTTCTTCCAACTTGGTTTTAATTCTCTATCCCAACTGTCTTGCTGCTGCCAACCATAAGTCTTTAGCATTTCACAAAACTTCCTGTAGCATTGTAAAGCAGTTCCTACAACAATAACTGATCGTCTATTGTAAGTTAGGTCATTACCACCTGATCTTGTTACCTGAGCAGGAATGTATTGAGGTTTTAACAGCCATTCCTCAGCTATTACTTTAGTGTCATCTATTAGCTCACCTGTTATAAAAGAAATCTTTGGTTCGCTGTAATCTACATAAGTAGAGTGTTCTAAGTATTCTGCGTCTAGTCTAGTCATCTTAGTAGTTTTGAATGTAAATTAATGTAGCTAAGATTGAAGCTCCTATTATACATAAGTGAGCAACTAGGTCTAACATCTTATTTCTTCTTCTAGCTTTCGCTTTAGTTAGATTGTATTCATCATATTGACAAACACCATCTTTGTAAAAGCTGTTTCTTTGCACAAATGTTGCATATTCTTGTGAGTTTAAGAAGTAAGTAGCTCCTGTATTCCTGTTTACGATTTTAAAGTTTTCCATTTTTATTTTAAAGTTTTGAAATTGATACAGGTCTTTTGTTAAGGTTCTCACATAAGAACTCAAAAACTGTATTTACATTGTTAAAAGGTAAACTCATTATAATAGGTTGGCTTCCCTTATTTACCCATACTTGCCATTTTGTTAGATTTTCCATTTTCTTTTTCTTTTTAATTAATTTTGTTTTATTGTCTTTTAATTATTGACACAGCAAAGATATAAAAAGAAATTAGTTTCTAACATACTTTTTACCAAAGTTATTAACAATTTAAGTGTTAAGAGTGTTTTTACTAGATAAGCAACTTTAAGTGCTGTCTAGTATATTACCATTAAAAAGATGTGAAAGTGCCTGAAACGGCTAAAGGGGTATGCTAAAAATAGTGTACTAGTCTTGCTATTTGACCTGATTCTTTGGAATGTATAAAACCTTCTACTGCTTTTTGCACTCCACAGAAACCTTTGCGACTGTGCCAACTGTCAGTTCCTGAAGGACTACGCATATATTCTACAGTAACTCCTATAAAGTCTTTAGCGTCTAGCCATTTGTATTTTACTTTATGGTGTAAATGGTGGAGATACCAATACCTGTATTTAGTCTTTGACCAATTTTCAGCTTGTTCTTGTGCCATTAACATAGGGAGCTTATCCATTTTAGCACCATCTCCGTGTTCAAGTCCTATAAGATTAGAACCATAAACATAATACTTCCTGTGTGCTACTGATATGTCAAATGAAACATCATCAGCTTTTCTAAACCAAGACTTTAAAGCGTGTGCTAAATGGAATCCACTTTGGTAGTCGTGATTAGACATACTATGTACTACATCTACAGGTGCAACTTGCCTTAGTATCTCAACACATTTAACATATAATTCTAAAGCTAATTCAAAGTGTTGCCACCATTTACCATCAGCGTCTTGTGGTGTACCTGCTGTTGTTGTATTATATACATTGTCAATATGCAATATATCGTTTCCTATGCAGAATAAAACTTTATCAATACTAAACCCCTGAGCTTTGCTTAAAAGCCCTGTAACGCCCTCTAAAACCCTATCATAAGCGATTTTAGTATTATAGTCATCTCCTGTTTCTAAAGCTACTGCTAATTTCCCTATATGAATATCGGCAGGATTAATAACTAAAAGATGTTCTCCTTTAGACCTTTTAATGTTAGGGTAAATAGGTGCGTGTTTATCTATAAGACTTTTAATATCTTCTAGTAAGTCGTTTTGATCTACACCATACTGCTCTTTAGTAACTATTGAAAAGCGTAATTCACCTGACATACTTTGCCAATGCTTAACGCTTACAATATCCTTTTTATTTATTCCCCTATCTTTAAGGTGAATATCTAAAGCAGTATTGCCATTAATATTTTGTAAGTCTTTTCCCCTGCTTTCATTGATTAACTCAACTTCTTCAGGGGAAAGTCTTATTCTTGTTCCTGCCAAAATCTACTTACTTGCTTTCTTTTCCAAAGTCTGCAAATGATTGTCCTCCTAGCATTGCTAGTAAACTCCACCAAATTTTTGATACTGCATCTTCATCAGCACCTAACAAGTTTGCAATTAAAGGAACAACAATTGATGAAATTCCTAACCATACTTTCTTAGATGTAAGAAGTTTTGTGATAATGTAATTTTGCATTTTATTTATTTTTAATTATTAAATTAATGTTTTCGCCGCCTAAATTAAGTATTTCTTTGATAACTAAATCCATAGCTAACCGAGAGTTTTCAACAATGTCTTGTTTACGACCATTCCCCACTAGAATACAGCCCTGCGTTTGTGATGGGTAATTTCCCCTATGAAATAATATCCAATCCCTATTAGGTACATCTTGAACTAATAAGTGTAAATAATCTCTTGTTGCTGATTCTCTTGGAAGTCTAAGTCTAACCTTATAAGAACCTTCAGGAATACAGCTTATGTTTCTTTGGTTATTCAAATAAGGGTTTTCTAAAGTATCACAAAATTTTTCTCCATTAATATAAAGAGTTCCTATTGTGCTTTTATCAGTAAAGGTATCACGAATGATAAGTAAATTGATTTTACTCAAAATAGGTTTTATAGATTTTAGTTCCTCTAACTTCTTTAACAAATTCATTACGAACTTTAGCAGCTTTCTCATCTTTCTTTTGATACTTAGGATTCTTACTGTTTAGTTTACGCTTCTTCATTTACAACCTTTAAAGTCGCCATTACACCAACCAAGACAGTAAATCTTTCCTGTTAATTTATATATTAAATTGCAGATTATTTTCTTCATTTTTCAAATTTTACGAATTTATAAATAGTGAACGATATTGCTAGTAAAAGCGATACAAGTGTAAGGACTTCATTACAGTCAGTAATGCTGAATCCAATTGCTGAAGCATTAGCTATTCCTACTTGTAGCGTGTCTTTTAGATCTGTCATTTGTTTTTTTATTAGGACTTTTATCCAAGTAGGATTTAAGTTTCGTTATGTTAGTTGTTTTCGGTTTATAGTGTTTCTTCATTATGTTAGGTCAGAAGTTAAGAAATCTTTTAGAGTTAATTTATTACCTTGACCATAAG